AAGTATCGTCCTAAAACTATTGAAGAGTGTATTCTTCCTGAGCGTTTGAAGAACGGGCCTCAGCGAGATAAAGCCTCCCCTCTTGAAACAGTTGCTGGCGGTAGTTCCGGTCTTGTACGAGGGCGTAGGAGAGGTCCATCGCAAGCATCCAAGCAAGGGCTTCACCAAACTGAGGGTCATATTGAGCCTCTGTCGCAATCTTAGCTGTGTACTTAAGGATTATACCAGAGTCGTTGGACAGAAGCTTATCACCTTCGATCTTATAGGGAGCATTGTCTGGATACACTTTTATTGCTCTCAAATAATCTACTGGTAATTGATAGTCTAAAGAATAGCCGAATAGTGGCACAAAAGTTGTCTGTGAAAGTGCTACAGTTTTAGTAGCAAACTTCCAAGGATGGCTTCTAAGAAGGGCATCCCTTATATTATCATAGCGAGCTTTGCAAAGTTTTGCTGTTTTGAGATCAGCGTCGATATCAGAAATAATGTCACACCCTAACTTTATCAATGCGGCATTACAAATATCCAGTTTAGTTAGGGACATGATACACCCCGAATGTCAGAAGACGCAGGAACAGATGCTCCCACGCCTTAAGATTTAATTAAGCGCAAACGTATTCAACGAAAACTTCGATAACCGCATCAGTAACAGTAGCAGCTTCAGTACACTTAATGACGATATTACTCTCGACTGTAAGTGTAGGATAAGCAACACCAACACTCATGTTAAGTCTCTGAGCAGCAGCGTGGCAATCTGTAGCAGCAATCAAAGATGCTGGATCAATCGTTCCACCAACAGGATGCAGACCTACAGAAAGAATACCTGTGTTTCCAAGAGCCTTGCTTGTGGAAAGCTCACACTTGATGATCTTTGCACCTTTAGGGATAACCTGACCGTAAAGAACATCGTTGATATCCAGTGTAGCAGCAGGCATCGTGTAGCTATCAAGCATGACAAGGGGTTTGCCATTATGCTCACCAGCAGGAATCTTCACTGTAGGTACAGCGATAACTTTGGCATAGTTTACCATATTTTTATTAGCAGCCATTTTTTACTCCTTAAGTAAAGGGGAGCCGAAGCCCCCCGGTTTTAATTATCTTGCACCTTCGTTACAGTAAACCTGAAGAACTTTCTTTTCCTCAAGACGTGTGGCTCCGAGAGCCATTTCACAGAACACTTGAGTTGAGAAGTTCAGGGTGGACTCTTCTGTAACTCTACCTTTAACATCCATACCTTTAGCAAGCAACATACCTGAGTTGGCCCAAGCGATATTGCTTCTGATGTATTTAGCACTTACATCAAGTGAGCCATCTTGAGCTGTCGTAGCAGCAAGGGCTTCATCAGTGATAGGATCGCGGAAAATAGAACCAGTGACGATTCCATTGACCTTGTTATAGGTAATATCAGAAGCGGTTGTAGCAACCCATGGAAGCCTTTCAGTTCTGATGAAGTTGAATCCAACGTAGGAGTTCATCTCGCCACGAACGAGGGCTTTGATCGAGTTGTAGTCACCGCTGATGGCGGTCGTGTCACCAAGAAGACCATCAAGCTGACGCTGTGTACACACAAAGGTCAGTGTTTCAGAAGCATCAACTTCGTTTCTACCGAAGTAAGACTTAGAACCAACGAGAGTAGCTACGTTCAGGTTGACACCTGTAGCAGTCGTACCATCGAAAGCACAAAGTTTGTTTTCAGCAGCAAGAGCGACCTGAGTCGTTCCATCAACACCAGTATAAGAAGTACCGAGAGCAGCGGCGATGATCTCATCGTCCATCGAGCGACCCATGGCCCACATAGCGGCTTGAGCGTACTCAGATGTTGGGTCGATCAGCATTCTGATCTTGTCAGCACTGTCGATCAGGTCTGCCCAAACGTAGTCATTCATCGTCACGCGCCTACGAGCATGAACAGAGTTCACTCGTGGGGTAGCCATATGACGGCCTGTTTTCTTCTGAGCAACTGTTGCTCCGATCTGCTCATAGAAACCTTCGTTTCCTTTGAGGGATTCATTACGAACTGAGCCGGAAAGAACAGAACCTTTCTGTTGTACCAGTGTCATCACGTTAGCTGAGAATTGTTTGACCTGTGCGGTCGTTACTTGATTTGACATATAATGTCCTCCATAAAAGTTATTGTTAAAAATACACCATTCGGAAGATTGTCCTTACGGGTCTATCCTAACAACTCTCTTTTATGGGGTTCTTACGAATTGTCCCAGAGCCGTCTAAATATAAGTTTAAACGGGTCTGGGAAGCGTGTCAAACTATTTATTCTTGAAACATGAACCCATAGAGTCTCTGCACTTCTGCAACGGCATCTTTGTGGCTAGCATGGAGGCTATTAAAGTATGGGTGATTCTTATCACCAATGATCTTATTAACCTCAATCTTAGCGTCCTCTGGACTTAAGCCAGCATTTGTATTAATAGCATCGCCTAATACCTTATCATCAAGCACAGCGGCTCCCATCTTATGCAGCAATTTCACTAACTTAGTGTCGTTAGCAAAACCTGAGTTCTTCAGATGCTCCATAATCTCTGGGTCAGCGAACTTCTCAAGAACGACATTTGCAATCTTTACGTTCTTTTCAAAGCCTGCGCCCCATTCTTTCTTGAGGGATTCGATGTTGGCTTTGGTGTTGTCCTCCATCGTTTTAGAGTAGGTACTTTCAAAAGCAGCCATTTTTTCATCGTACCATCCTGCAAGCTGCTCTGCTTGGTGGGGAAGAATGCCGTTCTTAAAAGCTTCTGCTTTAAATCCTTTAATGAAATCAGCATCTAATTTACTCCCTTCCTTAACTTTGAAGTCATATTTGTCTTCAGTTTCAGGCAGACCTAGCTTATTAAATACGTTCTTTCTCCAATCATCAGGAGTAGCAAACTTATCCGGAACAACAATCTTATCTTTCCCTACCATCTTCTGAGCGTGGATATAAGATTTTGCGAGATCACCAATCTCCTTTATACTCTGAAGTGACGGTTCACTTCTCAAGTCTTCAGGCAGAGATGCCTTCCAATCAACTGCTGGGGTCTGTGTCGTGGGTGGGTTGCCGTTTTGCGATGCTGGTGGTGCAGCATTACCGCCGTCCGATCCTCCCAATAATGAATCACTCATCTGAATCCTCCTCAATATTCTGCTTTTCAAAAGACTGTATCATCTTGATAGGGTCTAATTGCAGAACTGTTAATATTCGTAGCGCGACATTGCGCATACCTTCGTTAAAGAATACGTCATTAGCATTTGCTGCCATACTCGATTGATTCAATTTGCAGAACTTGCAAATGTCTTCGAGAACCTTTTTACCTTCGTCTGTGTTAAATACCTTGTGGTAGTCCACTACACGTTGAACTACCTTCTGTTTGAATAGCTGCATTTATTATACTCCTGATACTCCCTCGTTCGGGATTTGTTTCAATGCTGGGGCCATAGCTCCAAGATTCTGTGCGTTCTGCGCATTCTGCGCGTCTTGAGCCGCTTGCTGCTGTGCTTGCGCTCTGCTACTACGAATCTTCTTAACATCAGCATCCTTGCGTGTAAGACTTGGTGAAAGTTCAAAAATATTGTAGATAAAATCAATCGTTTCGTCAGCATTAATCTTATCCAAAGCTTGCTGATCCATCTGAGCAATAGGAGCTACGAGTGACAGAACCCTTGTAAGGTTGTCAATCTTCGTAGTCTTCTGAGCTTTTGCAATAGCTGAACTGAAACGCACTTCTAGATTCTTTCCAGAGAGTGCCTGTGGAATTGGCTTAATCCTCTTAGCTTCCAAGAGGATTGTGAATACTTTATCAAGTAGAGGTTGTAGAAGTTCTGAAGTCATACGACCAAGCACAGGGCCTAATATTCTAAGCTTCTCTTCTGTTCTCTGGATGACCTCTGTAGCTGTCATCTGTGGGCCTTGCGAGAGCTGAAGCTGATCGATGAAGAAGCCCTCTCTGATTGCGTTTCGTAGGTCATTGATAGTCTCCCTACCTATGTCCACGCGACCTGAGAAGTTCATGAGTTCTATTCTATCTGTCGTTCCTGCACGATAATAATTGGTTGAACCGGGTGTGAGTTTGACAGGAAGAACCATGCCGTCATCGGGAACTTGCACTGGGGGGTCAACTGTTTTCTGTGCTGCTTTGATTGTGACTTTCTTAACTTCATTGAGAAGTTTAATATCTGGGAGTGCGCCCATCGCAGGAGAACGCCCATAAATTTCCCTAGTGAGTTTACTCCAGCGTGGAGTGATATATGGAAATTGATCGAAGCCATGCTCGGAGAGTACGGTCTTTGTTTCACAAAGTACATACACAGACGCGAACTTTTTATTCTTTCCATCTATCTTCGTTCTATCGTAATCCTCTCTAGGATATATGGCTTGCAGAATCATGTGTTTGCAGTTTGAATCTTCTTTATATTTACGTTGCAAATCTTCTGGAAGTCTCTCGATTCCCCACTGCTGCACAATCTGTCTGAGAGTCCACTCGAATTTTCTAAATAGTGTATCGATGCGCCCTTTGTTATTCTCGTCCAAGTAGCACTCGTAAATAGGGCGTGCTTGGAATCTAACATAGAAGTCCTCATCCTTCTCAATCAACATAGGCCCTGTCCCAAAAGTAACTATATCCAGATACGCCTCATGGATTTCTGAATGAAAGTTACTATTGAGCAGGACCTGATGTATTGTATTCTCTGTGTCGTAATACCACTGAATTACTTCTTCTAGTTCATCAATAGTTCGATCTCCGGTGCAAAGATTAAACCAATTACTAACGGGATTAGTAAGCATAGAATGTAAAGCAGAAGCGAGAAGTACAGCGGCATGGTGTGCGGTCGAGTCATATAAGTACAATCCTTTTTTCTCTCCAGCAGTTTTGCTCTTATAAATATCATCCTTTCTAGGCATGACATAATACGCGAGTTCCTGCCAGTGTTGCGTCCAATTCACTCTTTGGTTTTCCATCGAGTCATAACGCTTGACGAGTTCAAGTGCCAAACGCTTATCAGATTCTGATGAATCCTTCGTGTCTATTTCATACATATTTTTATCCTAGTAAAGTTTTACCACTTTTAAGTGAGTTAAGTAAGGCAGTAGCTTTGTCAAGTGCTTTTGACATATCCTCATTGCGACCCTCTAGCAAAGGGGCTACAGAAGTTTTAGGAGTCGTGCCTCCAGCTTTCATTTCAGCTTGGCGTTGCATAAGATAACCATATAGATTTTTGTCTTCTCCGGGTCCTGATTTGCTTAACACTGCTATAGCTTCAGCACCTTTTCCAGCAAGTAATTGTTTAGCTAATACTTCACCTTTAAATCTCCACGCATCTCCACCCCACGGTGTCGCTCTTTTTGAATAACCTTCAGTTCTTAAAGCCTCTTCTTCTATATTTACTTGAGTCTGTGGAACTGGATCACCAGTACCTGAGTAAACAAGAGGACCAGTATCTTTACTTTGTAGTTCTAGTAAGTTTCCTACATTACTTGTAAATCTTTTTAGTTGCTTTTTCCAGCTGGCCATATCACCCTCCTAGAACATCATAGTCAACTTCTGCCTCGCGTGGCAACTCTTTAATTCTAGCACTGTATCCGGACGGACGCAATCCCTGCGCAAGATAGCCAAATGCGTCTGAACCGTTAGACGACCAATCATGTAGAGGTTTGTCCATATATATCTTATTTTTCGGGTCCCACTTCTTCTGATAGTTCTTCAATGCAGAAAGCCCCCTATCACACTTCTGCTGGTCAAAGTACACCTTGGGTAGCAGCATCCTTGTTGCGTGAATCCGATCTTCGATGGTTTGTCGTTTTAGAACACGAGTCTTCCTTAATCCTAAATCCCTAAGTGTCTCAATACGAGTCTTACCCGTTCCAAGCTCTCTGGCTTCCGCATCATGTGGTAGAACGTGTTCCTCGTAAATGTAGGGCTTTCTTTCCAACTCTTTAACGTAGTATTCGAGTCCCTTACCCGACATTTCTATGTAGTCTACACAATGAACTTCCTCTCCTACTGTTTGCGCGAACCAGATCGAAGTAGTGTCACCAATACCCAAATCCCAAAAAGTAGTGACAGTAGTTGCAGGATCGTAAGGGACGAGTTTAATTCGCCCTTGGGATTCAGCATCAGAAATATATTGACCATAGTAACTCCCTCCCATCGCTGCCGTAAACGAACACTCCATCTCCTGCTCGAATTCCTCTTTAGTCATCTCTGCACGTAGGGCCTCAAGCTCACTTGCAGGAATGATTCCAGTCTGGGAAGCCTTATAAAGGACGGCCTTCCACGTTTTAGGAAACTTTAGCGCAGTC